TAACAATTCTCAAATTAGAAATATAGCCAGCAAAAAAATCAGTTCCGCCTGTATTTTTTGCGCCAATACCAACTGTTTGCGCATCGGATCCTATATTGCTAGAAGAAGTTCCGGTTGCTACGCGAACCCCGTCAACAAACATAGATATTGTAGTTCCTGTTCTGACCACAACCAAATGCGACCAATAACCAACCCATGTTGTTAAGGTGTAAGACAAAACAACATTTCCATTTACAAAAAACTGAAATACACCGCTTCCGTTATAACGAAATAGATAACTAAGACTGTTGTTTTGATCTACAAAAAATTTGTCAGAACTTCCGCCGGGCAAGCGATAAGCAAATAGTTCTATTGTAAAGTCGCCAGTACCAAATGAAAACGCGATAGAGCCGGGAAGTGCAAGATAATCGCCTGTCCCGTCAAAATACCCACTGCCGCCATTTGTGCTGGTGGAATACGCAGCGGACGGAGAGAACGGGCTGAACGGACGGACGGCCACATCACCGTTGCGGGTGATGGTGAAGTTGTTGCTGCTGTTGTCGATGAAGCGGTTGCTCTGACAGGTCAGCAGCGAGGTGTTGGTGATGGCGGTGAGGGGTGCGGTTGGTGGGGTAAAGGCGGCGGTGTAGACGGCGGTGCCTTTGACGATGCGGATATTAGAAACATATCCATTCAGATAAGGGCCAGTTGCGAACGGGCTCCAACCAACGCGAAATCCGCTTTGGGCATAAGCGTTTGTTGAGGTAGCCGTGGCAACCAGAGCGCCATCTAAAAACAGTCTCTGATTATTTGAAGCATCTCTTGATGCAGCAATATGATACCAGCGCCCTACAATCGGCGTCCACGCATATGTAGTGGCACCGCCGCCACCAGTTCTCACAACTTGAATGGAACCAGAATTGTAATAAATGCACCAACGCCCGGAACTGCTGTCGTTGCTTGTTGAGATGAACTCATTGATGTTCTCAACAGCATTGAAGTAAATCCAGAACTCTACCGTATATTGTCCAGTGCCAAACTCAAATGCAGTACTTGACGCACAGGTGAGATAATCCCCGTTTCCATCAAAATAATTCGACCATTTGTCGCCAAAGGGGTTCAAAGAACCCTGAGTCGTGTTTCCGTTTCTCGTTACGGTGAAGTTGTTCGTGGAGCCGTCAATGAATGTATTGTTCTGCGCACCGTTGGTGCCGTCACCGTGAAGCAGCATGGTAACATATTCAAAATCGGGGTCTGTTGTCGTGCCGGATGCGATACGGGCAGCGGCAAGAGCTTTCTTATTAAGCATCTCCCACCCGTGCGCCGTAAACCTGTGTGCCGACCTTCCACAATGTAATCACTGTATAACCCGTTGTATTGAGCGGTGGCGCAGTACCACCATTTGTCTTCCAAGAAACACCACCAGTGCCGAATGTTGTATCTGTCCAAGTAAGGGTGAAGGCAGACCCATCATCAACCATCAGAATAACACTTTCACCCGCAGCGAAGTTTGTTGCCTTCGGGGTGCGAGATGCACCAAGCGTGATCAATTGGATCGACCCGTTTGCCGGGTCAATTTCAAAAGCCGCACCATCTGTGATTGTGAAAACATCCTCAATGATCGTCCCGATAATCGTCGGATCAGTGAGCGTCTTGTTTGTCAGTGTCTGTGTATCGGATGTACCAACAATCGTACCGGAGGGTGCCGTAAGTGTGTTGGCAGTACCGGCACCCGTCCTGTTTATGAGGCCCGTTGTCGTGAGGCCAGCTACTGCGGCAAGATCCGCATCATAAGCCTGAACGTCAGTTCCGATAACAAGCCCAAGAGTGGCGCGCTGTGCCGTTGAGTCAGCATCATCAAGGATTGCCCGACCAGCGGAGGTTATGGTTCCCTCCACCCACGTATCAACGCCCGTTGTGTAGGCATAGCGATCAGCGGCTGTCCCCAAGCCAGACAAGGACTGAAGCGTTGCATCGTAAGCCTGAACGTTTGTGCCGATAGCAAGGCCAAGCGTTGTTCTCTGCGCCGATGCATCCGCATCATCAAGGATTGCCCTCCCAGCGGCGGTGCATGTGATCTCTTCAACGGCACCCGTGCCAGCAGAGGCCCGACCAAGAAGAGTATTTGTTGCAGCAGTCAGGGAATGCTCAGCATTCCAATTCGAAGGCTGAACAAGGTTCGCGTCACCGCTATCCGCAATTGCAGATACAAATGCGTGCTTGAGGGAAACCGCCATTTAAGGAACCTCGCTTAAGCGATTCGGATAATCGCGTCCGTGGCGTTTGCAGTCGGGAAGATGATCTGGAAGTCACCGTTGGACGAAGACTTGTCAGAGCCGAAAGCAAGAACAGCACAAGCGCGGTTGGCGTTCGTGTTGTTGTAAATCAGAGCGCCGTTCGCCGTGATTGTCGAGGATGTCCAAGTGGTGTCCGCGAAATCGACATATGCCGTAGTGCCGGAAGTTGTCGGGGAAACAGCAGTAAGCGTGTTGCCTCCAGCAGTGTAGCCGGTGCCCGAAACTTCGTTTGTGGCGCTGTAGGCCGTTGTGGTTGCACCAAGAGTCGCAGACGATGTATAGAGTGCGATCTTGAAGGTGTTGCCACCGGGGTTGTCGAAATCGTGAAGTCCAGACATAAGTTCAGACTTGAACGATGTCGGCATTGCTGTGGTGATAGCCATTATAGTTTCCTTATGATTTCGGCCATGTCATGATGGCCCTGCTTCGATAACTGTGCCGCCAGAGTTGTTCTGTCTGACCTCACAGCCTGCTTCATGTAATGAATAATCGCGGGGCGGATGCGATCCTTGAATGCAACGGCCTGCTCCCGTATTACCGGGTGAGATTCACCCGAAATAAAGATCAGCTTATTAAGAAGATCTTCCGCGACTTCCTCAACCGTGAAACCACGCTCATTCGTTGTCTTCACGATAAAAGGGCCGATAGACCCAAATCCATTTGTCAATTTGGAACAATCCTTGGTTCATTGTTGCGATATGTGTCGGAACGATTGCGGCCCTCACCAATAACCTTGAGGGCTTCAATGGCTTCCTTATATCTCCCTGCATAAAGGGAAATCAAGTCAGTCTCACCCTTCAGATATGTATAAGCCTCAAACAGGCAACCATACAGAAGGGCCGTTTCCGCATTCTCGCTAAGCCAAGTGCCGCTTGTCGCATCCACAATAGACTGAGGCTCATAGAAATAATGAAGCTCAACTTCGTAATTTGCGTTTGGCGGCGGGCCAAGAATGATCGTGTCGTTGTCGAATAGCGCATAATAGCGAGGGACACCCGTTGTGTTCACATCCGGGTATGCCTCTCGCATGAACGCGACATCCTTCGGGATCAGGTATTCATAGGTGCCGTTGTTGTTCACCGCGATTGAATATGTCGCGAGATAATCTGTCGGCGTGGATAGATACCTGTTCCCATTCGAAAGGGACCCCGTGACGTTCTTCTTAAGCACGGGGATCTGCACATCATAATAGATACGCTGCTCAGCCTGCCTGATGATCGTGTTAAGATCGGCAGTGGGGATGCCATTGGCATCCGTCTGGAGGTAGCCGTAGATCGTGTCTACAAGCTGTGCATAGGTGAAGGCCATTTGTTAGCCCTGCTTTGCCGAGATCTTGAGGCCCTTCTTCGCAGCACCACCGCCACGCATCTTGAGCGACTTGGCAATCTTCGGCATGTTTCCAACGTTTACACCACGCCGCATACCACCTTCAACGGTGGCATCAGAGGGGAGCCCAAGCCGTGCGTTCTGCTTCGCCATGTTACACCATCTTTCCCTTTGTCTTGCCCTTCTGGGCCACGCCGCAAGCCCGCACAGCGCCACCAGCAGCAAGGGCCTGACCAACACCCTTACGGGCGAGACCGCCACCACGCATGGCCCCTCGCATGGCGCTCTGAGAGGCCATCGTGCCAAGCCCACCGGCTGTGCGGACAGGCATAGCCCCGGGCATCTGACCCGGAGGAATGGCACGGCCAGCCATACCACCAGCCTGACCAATCTTGCGGCGAACCTTGCCCCGCGAAGAGGGGTTCATCGGCACACCCGTGACCACCCTGCCGCCATCCATCATGCGCTTCGGCTTCTTCTTTTTCGGCACCTCAGTTACGGTGCCGGAACCCACATAATCCCCAGAATTGGGCTCTGTGCGCTCAATGAGTTTCTTCATCGACTTCGTCTGTTCGGCTGTGTAGCCAACGGTCTTCTTCTTCATTACATTTCTCCGGAATATGTTATGGGGCTGAAGACCCCATTAAGCTTCAATGTGATAACGCCAATCTGGCCTGAGCAGCCAACGGCGGGGTTTCCAACCGGGTTCCAGCCCCACATTTCGCGGCTTTCAAACTGCGCTGTATCTGGACGGGGATTAAGGAGTGCCTGCGGATCGTTGATCGGCACGCGCCCAATAAAGTACTGGGGATGATCCTTGTCGATACAGTACGGACAAACCTTTAGGTTCGTTGTCCGACCAGCGACAATCTGGAACTTGAGATCTTTGAGATCGTAACGCTGCTGGCACTGGTCACAGAAACCAAATGCAAGCCGTCCTTTTGCATATTTTACAGCCATTTTACCTCAGAACGAATAGTCGTTGAAGGGTGTAAACCTCACAGAGGAGCGGTCCCTGTCCTCATCTGCGGCAAGCTGGAACGCCTCATCATAAAGGTCCTTCAGCATGGAGATTCGATCCTGCGCCTCAGGCTTCTTGAGGGCAATGTGGTATGCAAGCCCGGAAACAAGGGCATTATAAAACCGGAACGGGATTTCAATCGTCTGGCTAATCGGATTGGTTGCATCGTCAAGACGCTTCAGATACCAATACGCAAGCGTATATGTGGTGCTGGAGTCAGGAACGGGCCACAGCGTGATCTGGGGAGAGTTCGTCGCCCTGTTCACGTAAATCTGGTAAGGACGCCCCGTCTGGTCCTTCGTTGGGATATTGGCGTATGTGGATACCGAAATACGGTTCAGCGTGATATCTGTGGGGATACCACCGCTCGTTGTACGGCACACATGTTCAATATAATCAACGGCATCGGCAGGGAGACCATCAGCGGTGCTGTAGGTCTTCTGACCCGGCACAAGAGTGAGGGTGCCGGAACGAACTGTCCAGAGGTTCAGGCCCTTGTTTGCCCACTCAGCAAGCAGGAAGTTGAGGCTGCGCCTAGCCGTTTTAAGGTCATAGCCAGAGCGAAGCTCAAGGCCAGCACGCTCGTAGGCTTCCTCAACCAATTCCCCGATATCGGGGTTCCAAGTTGTTGTGCCGCTTGTTGTCATTTTTAAACCTTAAGTGTGAGCCCCGCTCCGTGAGGCATACCGCCGATTACTGGAGCCGCCTGCCCAAATGCTCACGTTCCCCGCAATCTTACTGACTGCTTCTATTGCCCTTATGGCCGCTGCGGGGTCCCAGTTTTTTGGAACCCCGAAGATGCAAAGGTTTCGAACGGCGTTTGTTTTTGGTCTGCTGGACCGTCAGGATAACGCCAATAGCCTGCTTTGTTTTCGTCATTAAACCAATCCTAGAGCTTTCTGAGAGTCCGCTCTTTCTTTCAAATACTTCTGATATTCAGTATACTTGGGTTCCCCCGGAGATGGAACATTGATGCCCAAATCCCATTCATAGTAAATGTAGGGGCGGGAGCCGGATGTAGAAGCTGTTGTGGGGGTTGCGGGAGATGCAGCCCCCGTGCCAGCAGTCGATGTGATGTCTGCAATACCGCCAGACATCACGGGATCGGCACCCCCGCTTCTGCTGTCGGGTACTGTCAGTCCAGACCTCTGAGCCCAGCTTGTATAGTTGCTAACGGGAAGTTGCGGTTCAAGACCGGCATCCATAGCGAACTTGGTGAGGTTTGGATATTTCTTCTCAAGCTCTGCCTTTTGCGAGGGAGAAGCCTGCATATAGGCTCTCTTGAGGTCAGCAGTCGCTTCTGTTGTTGTCTTGCCGGTGAAAACCTTTCTCAGGGCATCTGCCGCAGATGCGGCTCGACCAATTGGGCCGGTGAATGTTTTCCCAATTCGAACCCCCCTCCTGTTGCGTTTGTCTTGATCTTCCATTAGCTTTTGGATTTCAGGAGAAACAAACTTTGGCCCATAAGTATCGCCGGGTTCAAGAGAGCGAATTCCAGATGCATCACCAGAAACACCGCCGGGAGAAGTCTCCGTTGGGGACTCTCCAGACATGTACGCATTGTACATGCGGTCTATGTCCTTTCTCTCCCCGCCGGATGGACCGATATACCCACGCCCTTCGGTTGCCGTTGTCTCCCCAATTGTTGGGTTCATCATAGCAAGAGACTGAGTTGCAACCCTCTGATTTGGAAGCGGAGCCCTCACATCATAAGGCCGATAAGGGACAGAAGCGCCGACATATCGGTTAAAACCGGCGGGGGGCTCAGCAGCTTCTGCTGTCCCAATCAGGGAAAAACCACGATTCCGGCGGTCACGATCATCCTCTGCGGCGGCGGGGACGTTCTCCACGGAAAGAACTTTCTCAGAAAGAGCGTATGGAGGGACATCACTCTTTCTCGTGGGGCGATTCTTTTCTCGCATAACGGTCTCGCCAGAAATTGATTCAAGGCGATCTTGCGTTTTCTTTGAGGATGTAATACGACTCTGATCCTTTGGCTTCGAATGAGGAATATTAAGCGACTTGATGCCGCCAATAGACCTTGCCCGAAGAGCCTCATTAGAGGCGGGCTGAGCGGGTCCGTACAGAGGTTTTGCTCCCTCAAGGCCACTACGGCTCTTTAGCCCCGCAGCGCGAGAGCCCGCCCAAGGACCCCATCCTCCTGCGGCAGCCTTATCAAGAGAGAATTCAACCTGTGCAGGGACGGTCCTCGGGTCTCGTGGATTAAGACCGGTTACTTTCTGGAACTCATTGCCGAGACCACCGCCAGTGTAAAGTTGGTAAGGACCAAATGATTCCTCTCGCTTACCGTCCTTCTTTACAAAGCTCTGGTATCCCTCTTCAGGCTTTGCATAAAGCCCCTCTTTTTCAGCAACAAGAATCGCCACGTTAGGGTCGATACCACGGGCCAAAGCTTCCGCGCGGATTTTGTCCCGAATCTGTTGCTCAGAAAGAATGCTGTCTGATGGCTTGGAATAGTTGTACTGGGGTCCAGAAGGAGGCTTAGGCACAGGCTTAGGCACATAAGACTGACTCGCAACGCCCTTAATCGCCCCCTTGATCTGGCTTTTGGCCTGCCCTGTCTTTACATTGACGGGAGACCCCATGGGGCCAACGTTAAGAGTCTTGATGCCACTCTTGGAAAGATCAGGCCCAGCAGCGGCAGACTTCTTTAGCGCCGAAGACGCACGGGTGCTTTCTGCAACTTGTTTAAACTGTGCGTCACGGGCGTTCATACCCGCTTTCTGTGCAGATGTTTTTGTGCCGCCATTGCCGCGAGAAGACTCGACAGTCCTCCCATAAGAGGATGCCCTTGCCGGTGTCTTTCCGCCTCCAGTAGCCCCGGGGCCAGACCTCATGCCACCACCGGTGCTCTTGGAACCCGCGCCCTTGGAATTGCTTGTCGCTGCGGGGCTTCTCGCGGAATTACCGCTCATGGCACCCTTCGGAGGGAACGAAGGAAGCCCACCCGGGCCTCGCTCAACATTCCCGCCATTGATACGCTGAAGCTCCTGCATCTCCTGCCAATTCAGGTATGCAAGATGCTCTTTGGGACGCCCTTTCCCGGGGTTATATGTAACCGGGGCAGTTACCTTTTTCTTGCTCACTTCGAAATCCTCTTGGGACGGCGAGAACGGCGGGGCCTACGCGCCTCACTGAGCGCAATAGCCACAGCCTGCTTGGGATTGGTGACGCGCTGACCAGAACTGGACTTCAAGGTCTTCTCCTTGAACTCCTTCATCACCTTCTTGACCTTGCCCGGGCGAGTGATCTGCTTGCCCATGTTCCCACGACTCATCGCCATTTGTCACACCGCTTCTTTATTGGGTCCCATCTGCCGCCCCGGCGCTGGCAGTCACGCCAAGCCTTTTCCTGTTCCGGGGTCATGCGCTTTGCCATGATAGGAACTAAACCCTTAAACACATGAGCGATGAGCCCCACCCAGAAGGCAGGGCTCTGCGCCACAAAATAAGTGCCGACTGCCAAACCGACCACAATGGCGATAAGGACAACGGCCTCTGTCATCAGGCAGAACGCTTGTCAGCAACCGACCACGCAATGCCAACAATTGTCATGATTGCACCAATGGCCTCATTGACCATGGCCTGATCGGCAATGCCCTTGGCGGCGACATAACCACCAGCGAAGGTGAGGATGTGCCGAACGATACCGAGAATAGACTGCTTGTTCATTTGTTTATCCTATTTTGTACCGGGGTATGAATCCCACGGCAGTTGATAATGAGGCCCATCTCTAAAACTCGACCAATCCCCGCCCCATTCGAGGGGAACTTTCTCTGCCTTTGCGGCAGACTTCATGGCCTTTGATATCTTATCATAAAGGGGCCAATCCCAACGAGCCTTGCCATTCAGCATCGCAACGACATCAATGGCGTGGCTGTAACCGTTTTTGCCCGGGATGTGCCTGCTCCGCATAGTCTTGGAGGCACCCTTCTTCACGAGTACCCTCTGCTCTTCGATTGTGCGAACCCCGCAAGTGATGCCGAATGTAAACGTCTTGTCCTTCCAATCCTTGGCGCAGCGCATAACAACACGCACCAGATCGGGGTGTACACCCTTGAGCTTTGACAGGGATGACTTGCTGAACTGCATTATGCACCCTGTAGAAGGAAGAAGTCATCCGCAGTGACGCCTGCGGTGTCAGCAAACGAAACCCACTGAGGAAGCGTCATGACGGCAACGGTGTCCTGAATCACGCAGCCATTCTGATCGAAGATTGCAGCGATCACATCAATTTCCGTCTTGCTCTTCGGCACAAGGGAAATGGCGATAAGCTTGCCGTCCACGGGCTGCCTTCCAGCGGCAATGCGGTTCTCGTTCACCTTAGCGATGATCTTCTTGCTTGCCTTCGCATTTGACACAAGCACAGAAGCATTCGCGGCCTTTACGGCTTCACTGAATCTGTCTAGCGTGTAACATTCCTGCGCATAAGACGGGACAGTCGCGAAGAGAATAAATGCCGAAGCAATTAACGCCCGAAGGGCCATAGTGTTATTACCTTTGTTACAAAACTTCCAATAGCAGCAGAAATGGTGCCGACAACGAGGAGCATCTTCCAACCACCGCTTGCCTTATCAAGAGTGGCCCGAATTGCCTTTACGTCATCCTTCATTTCGGACATGTCTTTTTCTAGCCGCTCAACCTGTACTTCCATACGGGCTACCGAAATCTCAATTCTTTCATTCATGCCTGTCACCGGAACCTCGCTGTCTTTGCAGCAATTCTCTTGGGTTGCGGGACAAATTGCTTGCCCTTCTTGGTTCCTTCACGCTTTGCGCGTGTTGTTGCGGCGTATTCAGAAGAAGAAAGGGCTTCGCGAGCCTTCTTGGGGAGGTAACGCTCTCCGGTCTTTCCTGAAGGCTTACCGCTCTTTGTGCCCCATTCTTCCTTTGTCCACTTCGTCATGGACTTCTGGGCCTTTGTTTTCGGCCCCGTGTAGCCACCACCGCGATCCTTGTAGATCTTTCCAGCAAGCTGCATGGCGCGGGCTGAATGCTTACCGCCCATCTTGGACTTTGCTTCAGCCTTTGCTTGCGCCCAGAGCTTTTCGTTGGTGCGGCCCATGCTAGCAGTTCCACGCCCGGAGGGACTTGTTGATCCGGCTGTTAGGGTCATTCGCCGTTTTAGAAGATGTCAGCTTCTTCTTCATGCCCTTCATACGGGCGCAGAATGAATCACGGCGAGAACCACCTTCAGGCTGCGGGGGTTTAAGATTCATACCCTGCTTTTTTGCAGACGCGCGGCCTTTTGCGTTTAAACCGCCTTTTGGGTTTTTGCCTTCTTTGCGCTGCCAAGCAGGAGTTTTTGCCATGAATCTTACTCCGTCAGGGGTTTTCTGATGATCTGAACGCCGAGCCTTCCCATCGCAACGAATGGGTCCTGATCAGTAACATCTGAAGTTGCAAACAACTGGTCAATTTCAGCCTGTGTACACTGCACACCGTTATCAATGGCATTCTGGTAAACAGCAACCGGGTCGCCCGGATGGGATGCAGTCACAACCCAATTACCCTGTTCATCAAGGGAATATTCTTTCCACGGCACCATGATCTCGTATTCAACAGGCACGTAACCGCTGCTGATGTAATGAGTGGCCGGGTCATCCCCGTCACCAGAGAGTGCAGTTGTCCACATATTTTCATTGCCGGGTCCAAAAGAAGCCGCAACCTCACGAGCGAGGTCAACCTCTGCCGCCGTAACAATGAGCGTTCGAAAAACATAAGACATTAATAAGCTCCCGTCTTGCCGTTAACCCAAGTTTCAGTGTCGGAAAGTTCTGTGCCAACGGCTGCACGACCCAAAATAACAAGCGAATAAAGCCTGCCAGAGTACCAGCGGCTAAGCGCAGTGCCCTGATTTCCAAGATAAAACACATCGCTTGCGAAAGCTGTGTTACCAAGATCGACAGATGTCT